GTAGAGTTCTTCTATCCACTCGTCTTTATTAAAAAGCCCACCTCGCGGGCCTCTGTGTGCAGTATGCTTATTGCTAAACCTGCAAACAGGATTGGGTCCTTACAGACCATAATTTAGACGAGCGGTAGACAAAACCCTACGGCCCCTCTAGATAGAAACGTATATTTTATAGCGTAAATATACAAAACGATGTCAGCCGACTGTTCCCTCAATACAGAGGGTCTGGTCGACCGGCGAAGTCAAAGTGAACAAGCGGGGAACCCACTTGAAAACCGTAACTAAAGTCATCTCCCGCCGCAAACTCCATTTCGCCTGTGGGGGGGCTTGAACCTTCAAGAGTAGAAACTCCAAAATCGCCAATAACACGAAAAGCTGTTGCTGAGTACCAAGGTACTTCCAACACAGTACTGTTCGTGTAAGGAAAAAGGGTCAAATGGGCATTTCCTCCTTGTGTAACAAGGTAACCATTCCAAGCCAAAGTCCAGGTATAAGGACCTGGGGCCGTATTGAAATCAGGGGGATTCATCAGAACATTGACTCGCCAAGAACCAGCCCAGAACGCATATATGTAAGACAAGTACCTCACATACCAATTATAAGTTGCAACGGTGCCAAAATTGACCGAAGACAACATAGGTACTCCAGCACTAAATCTCTTAATCAACAGTCGAAGGGACAAAACCCTCTCGCCCATCGTGGACATATGCGCCCAGGCACTAGGCTTCTCAATTGCTCGAAAAGTGCCCAGAGACTTTGAATTCAAACCATCCTCAGTCTCATCATCACCAAAAGGACCTCCCTGCGCAACAATACGTGCTTTAGCTTTTCTCTTAGACACAGGCCTCTCGGGCACAGGAGTAGGTTCAGATATTTGCGGGTGGCGACCCGGCATAGCAAATTCTATGTCGCTGCCGCCAGATTGGTAAACTACCACCGCAATAGCTGAAGGGACTACTCCACTTGAGTCCGTAAGAGGATTGATTACATTGATATAAAGCACTCCTGTAGTAAGGTCACTGGCATTAAGAACCGTACCAAATTGGGCAAAATAAACTTGCGTAAAAGGCGTTCGGGCACAATACGGAACTTCGAACTCAATCGAAGACTGTCTCGTAACGTCCCAAATCAACCTCTGTGATAACGCATCCTGCGAAGGACTCGAAGGAACCGCATTATTATAACCCATCTGCCACACAATTTCCAGCATACCAGTATGGAAAGCAGTCTTAGCAACTGCAATCCTATACCTCATCGAACCCCTCCACATACGAAACGTTCCCGCGACGTAAGTGACTGCACTCGGATACCCGTCACCGGATGCATCCGTAGTAACCACACCTGGCATAACATTCCATGAAGCTAACGTCGTGCCAGGTGCGTTGACTCCGTCCCAGAAAAACATTCCTAGAACACCCATTCTGCTAGACACTTCCGCTATCGACATCTCATCAGCCAACGACCCAAAAATTGTTCTAGGAACAATAGTTCTTTGGGCCTGTACAACCGCCAAACGAACACTAGGAATATTCGTAATCATATGCGCTTGTGCAAAGTTAGCAGCTGCCATGTAACAATCAATATGCGTACTAGGTGGGGGAACTGAAAAACCATAGAGCATGGCAGCCTCCCTTGCGAGGGGCTCCACACGCTCCGCAAAGTCTGCTATGGGGCCGAGAATACACTCTTCGACACTTTCAATACAACCGCCAATCGTCTCAAGACTAGCAGCTATTTGATTAAGCCAATCGGGTGTGTTCTCCTTCTTCCATTCAAACTTGCTCCTCTCTAACTCACCTTTGTAGTCAGCAGACACTGAATCAGATTTTTTAGTTTTAGTCTTCGGCCCTTGAGGGGTCAAAGTGAAATTCGTAAAACCAACTCCTCTTAATTCAACGTCCTCCAACCACGTGTAAATTGTAAAAGGGACAGTAGTGCTAGGGGCCGTTAAGCTCCACAAACTAACCGTTCCAAAGTCAAAATTATCATGATAATCCATTATATCAGTGGGATTAACAAAATCCTCAACCATAGACCAATTACCAGGCATAACTTGGTTAAACCTGATGATTGCCGATCTGGCTGAGCTGAGATCCATCTCTGTACACGGATCATTTGACGCTTGAAACGAATCAGCTGCAGGCTGAGAACCAGGCCTAAAACTTAGCAAAAACTTACCAGTTACAAAAGGACCAGAAGCTACGGTTACTTTAACACAAAAAGTACACCTAAAGAAAACGGTATTAGCCAATTTCGCTTGGGCATTAAAATTGTGGTAAAAGTAGGCACTGGGGGCAGTGAGTTGAGCGAGCAAGATATTACGGTCGTCAGTAGCAGTACCTTGCGCAGTACTATAAGGTCTCGCAAAAAGATCCGCAGGTGCGTAGTTAACTTTATCCATATGATCATGGTAATAGTCACCCTCTAACCTATCGTTAACTCTCTGCGTGGCCTTCGCCTCATCCATGAACAACGCATCTCCAGCACTAACTCCTTCACTCGATTCACCATCTTCTGGACCTTGAGCAACCACGTTACGACGATATTGTGGGGGTCGATTATAATTAGGAACATCAACCCTCAACTTCGTAACGTCTTTACTAATGGTCTCCAAAAGACGCTGAACCACATCTCCTTGCGACATGCTTAAAAACTCTTCTAAATCATCAAAACCAAAATAACTCATTTGACTTCTCAATTTCTCACACCAATCTTTTTGACCAGACCGGTGATACCTAGCTACCTCCTCACGATAGGACAAAATGGCTTGCGGCCATATTTCTAACGCGCGGTGCTCCTCACAAAACATCATCATCTTAGACAATCTGTCAATCTGCAAAACGCCTGGGCCGTTGGTAAAACAGCGTCCCAAAAAATCATACTCCGAACGAGTGTTATCTGGCGTCCAAACAAAAGGTTCAAACCATCTAAAATTCTTACTTTTGTCAGCAGCAGTGAGCACAAACCCACAGTCTGCTATAGCATCAACGAGAACTTGTAAATCATACTTGTCACCATCTTCAACAACAACATAAGAATCGTCTCCCAGCAATATCAAAAACGCATACTTCCAAACATCATCATAAGAACAATTCAACATTTTAGATAACCCATAACAAAACAAGATCAAACCAGCAACTATGTTAATTAACGTAGTCAAAAAACTGCCACTAGGGTGACCCGTTTTAGGCTCCAAAATGTCATCTCCAACTTGCATCCTATAAAACATCAAACGCCTTAACAAC